TAAAGGCTATAAGCATAGGATCTACAGCACCGGATCTTGATCCGCTTTCTATAGCATCGGCTCCTAGTATAATTAAATGTCTATCTGTTTCAGATGTAATAACCTGGAGTCCTACAGTTGGAACTAAGTTAGCTCCGCTGATAGCAGATAGCTCTAAGGCTCTTACTGTCAAACCATTATTTTCTTTCCATCGGTAAATACCGCCGCCCCTAGGATTCATAATAAGATCTTCACCAAAATTATCGTGCGTCCATAATCTTAATTGCCCAGAAGCGCTAATTGCACTACTTGATCCAAATGTGCCAGCACCCCAATTATTTGCACCCCAACCTGTTGAAGAAACATACTCATCTAGGCCAGAGTTAATTTGATATGCGCCGTCTACACCAGAACCACCATTTCCACTGTCACTAGAATTTGCTGTAGCGCTAACAATAAAGATGTAGGTATTTACAGAAGGAACCCCTACTATTTGATGCTCTTGGTTTAAAACAGCTGCTGTTATAAGACCGCCTAAAGTTGCAGATCCACTGATTGTTACAAAGTCGCCAACAACAGCTCCATGATTCGAGTCAGTTGCTGTGATACTTGTAGAGCCATTTGTAGCTGCGAAGACTATGCCGTTTGTTGTTGTAGCTCTTATTGGTGTTACATCATTAAAAATACCACCAGACTCTATGTAATATTTATTAGTAGTGCCTAAGCCTAAGAAACGAGAACTGCCTAAAGATATCCAACTATGCAATGCTCTAGCTGAACCGATATAAGTGTTTGATGATGCTTTAACCCAGCCGCCTATTTTTTCGACACGGCCTTTTCTAAAACGAATCTTGTTACCATCTACCCATCCGCCTTCATTGGAGTAGTCAGTTTCTTCTTTGTTTATTCCTGGTTTAAATTGAAACTTTGTTAGTGGCATATCTAAATTTTACCATAACCAAAAATAATTTAAGCTAGCCTAATAATAGCGCCTGTAGCTGTTGGACTTGGAAAAACGATAGTAAAATCACCAGCTGTACTTGTTTTATCGCCTCCAAAATCTATAGCAGCTATCGCTTTACCAGCGTTTGATGAGTTGTATATTAAACAACCTCTAGCAGTCACAGTTGCTGTACTAAAAGTAAAATCTGCAAAGTCGCAAATAGCTGTAGTTCCAGATGTTGATGGAGTTACATTTGTAAGTGATCCCCCGGCAGCTGTATAGTTTGTACCACTTACTTCATTAGTTGTTGCATACGCTGTTGTAGCTGCTCCTAACGAGGCTGAAGATGTATATAGTGCTAACTTAATTGTGTCAGCGCCCTGTGTTAAATTATGTCCCTCAACAAGTATTTGTTGTTTAAAACTTGTTGCTATTGCAGATGTAATTGCCATTTCTTAAAGCTCCTTAATAATCTTAGCCATATCATCATGGCCTTGTTGCCTTAATAAATTCACATACGTCACATTTTTAGAATTTATTGCGTTCTTTATACTATGTAAGATTACAGTATAAACTTGATTTTGGAAAGCTAAAGCTTGTTGCTTGACATGCTCTGGAGCTTCTAAAGAAACCTCACATATTTTTTTTGTTGCTTGCTCTGCCCAAAATTCTGGATCGTGTCCTTTATTTTGTGTGGTGTGTATGCCAATTTGGCCTAATTTTACAAAACTGTCGGTCATCCTTTATACGGCTCTGGTGGTGCCGCATCCTCGTTTATCTTCAATCCTTGCTTTGCTAATTTTTCATTGATCTCTTCATAGTTGCCAATAATCCACTTGCCTTCATTTGGTATAGCTACTAATGGTTTAGCTAATCTGTGATAACCATATAGCCTTTCGGGTGCAGGTACGTTGCAATCTAAAATAGTAGATCTATTACTTACACCAACAATAACATTGTTCTCCATAAGTTTTGAGATCCAAAATTCAACACAAGCTCTGCCTGCTTCTGCTAAGTGCATATTTTCTTTGTAAGAAAAATCAATACCAAATAAATCAACTTGCGCTACTTTATTATATAGAGCAAAAGCAAGTGTATAAGCTACGGTGTTATTAAAGTAAGCGCAGCTCGTTGCATTGCACACTTCTTCTAATGGGTAGAGAACCGCTTTAGGTACTCTTTTATCTAATTCACATGTATAGACCGGGTACTTGCCTTCGGTCAACACTCTGGTCATTACGCTTGTTTGTCTTCCTGCGTCATTACTATCAAAAAATCGACTTGCAGGATCCATCATAAACAGTCTGTCACAACCATAAGTGCCAGCAGCAGAATTAATGCACCAGGCTTCGTCCCAGGTTCTGCCATTTTGTAAGCCAATGGCATAATCTACTTGTGACAAGCCAAGACCTATTATGGCTACTTTCTTGCCCTCTAGGGATTTTATGGGTTTCATTATGATACGCCAGTGCGCAACTGATCGTATCTGTATTCGTCACGTGTACCGCGACCTTCGGATAATGTCTTCATTCTAGCAACCGCCTCCTTGAATCTAGCCTCAAATTGGCCAATGACATCGGGCGATTCTTTTAAGAAGATCGCGCCTTCAACTAACGTGCCATACAACAAAGCATCCGGATAATCCGTAGATAAAAATGTTGTACCGCTGTCACTACCACTCGTTAACGAGGCTGGTTTATATAAGTAATGTAATTCTACAGTATAACCAGAGTCTGGTACAGGCGTTACTTCAAAAGAAGTATTGTCAAATAATGAATAATATTTAGGCTGACTTGTTGATGCGCCAGATGAATATTCTTTCATAAATGATGGGTGTTTAAAATCTAAATAATCGTATGTGCTGCTACTAATAATAGCAAGACTAAACGGTGCATAGAAATCTGTTGGTGTTGCTAAAAATCTATTTGATGCTGTCAATGTCCCGGTCACATTCTTCCTTTGGTTAGGAAGTTGAGCCATGCTAAATACTCTATTCTCAGCTTCTTTTATAAAAGTATCTAATTGAGAAGTAAAGGTGCTTTCAGAGACTTGTAAGTAGTCCTGCACTGCTGTTTTTAATGTTGTTAATGTAAAGCTCATGTTGTTATTACTGTTATTGATCCTAAGCTTGTAGCAACCTCAAAGGTTGTAAGCTTAGATCCTAATTTACCATTCCCCTTATTGCTGTAAACTTGGAAAAAATTATTGTCATCACTTGTTTCTATTCTAGCATTTTTAATTGCTTGAGGATCTTTTGGAGCTGCCTTGGGAGATAGCTGTGGGTGTTTTGGATCCCACTGATCTGGACCTACTATTAAACCGTTCCAGGTCTTTTTCATATCGCGTAGGTTATAACGGAATCCTGTTATGTCACAAATTCCAAAAGCATTTTTGTTAGATGCAAAAGCCATTATGCGTTGTTATAGCTTCTTAGGTTTGGTGCAATTCTAAAGGAGGCTCTATCCTCATCGGCAGCTATTGCTCTATTAAATTCTTCATCATAAATCGCTTTTAACTGAGGAGTTAGTTGTGGAGCTTTTTTCATTGATAAATAATATGCCAGACCTGCGGCTAAACAAGGATAAAACCTAAAAGGTACTTCTAAGGTATTTGTTGCCGAGTCTACATCATCCATTCTAGTTAAGACATTCATAAAGATTGTGTACTTACTAGATTGATCCGGAGCAGGCCATACAGATATAGTTGGTGTTATTTGTTTATCAACAAAGAACTGATTTGGCTTACCTGTTGTGCTTTTAGTTGTAATATTTGAATATTCCGCTCTGCTCAATCTTGTCATAGATATGTCGTTAGCATTAGATTGCGTTGTTTCTCTTATAAAGACATCTAAAACATCAATAGGTGCCGTACCATTCGTACTATCAATATTATAAGTTGTTGTATTGGCAACCATATCTACTGTTTTTTGAGCTATGGTCCATTGGTTTAAACCTCTGTTAGCCCATTCAGCAAGCATTAAATTAAGACTTCTATTAGCTGTTTTCAAATCATAGCCCGTACGCAGTTCTAAACCACATCTCTCAAAGGCTTCTTCAATGTACTCAGCTACATCTGGCTCAAAATTTTTGCTGCTTGATGTTGTCACTAGATGTTATAGCCTAGACCTTTAGTTGCTGCACCACCACCTCTTGCCTCACCTCTTTTGACTTTGCCGCCCTTGTTCATCATTTTAGGCCTCATTGGTGGCATCATTTGATCCATAACAGGTGATCCGCCGCCCATCATGTGTTTGACCTTTCCGCCTTTGTTCATCATGGCTTTTCCGCCATTTTTCATTCCCTTTGGTTTAGCAGGTCTTCCTACTGTACTTCCGTATGTTCCTATTCCTTTTGGCATAATTTTCTCCTTATTTTCTACCATACAAACCAGAGTTACCTGGGTTGTTTTTATTTATAGTACCACCTTTACGCATTTTTTTTGCGGTCTTGGCAGCTTGTTTAAATGCGTTACTACTAGGAGCGCCTTTGCTTCCTACTTTACGCATAGTTTCACCGGATCCGGCTTTTATACGTTTTCTTTTAGCATCTATGTTTGCATATAGCCCTGGTTTTGCCATTATTTACTCCAATAAGTTTTTGCTTTTGTTTTTGATTTTTTGTTTAACTCGCCAAAGTGAAACAATTGTTTGCTAGCAGCAGTATGACTGTTTCCAGTGTGTAAAGATCCGTCATTCATTTTGTGCATACGGCCTTTATGAAGAGAGCCATCTTTTTTGTAATGATTTACGCCTTTCATAAAATTAACACTTCCACCTTCTTCTTGCTTGCCTAATTCTTGAATTAGGATCATTTCTAGTTTTAGCAGAGCTCTTTTTAAGTTGTCCTAGAGATCTTGCACAATAAGACTTTCTTCTATTAGCAGCCGTGCTACCTTTTTTAACCTTACCGGTTACAGCAGTCTTTAACTTACTGCCGGGGTTTTTGCGTTTATACGCAGCAACACCCTTTTTAGTCATACCCGCTCCACTTTTAGTAGAGCGGTAATTCCCGCCTTTACCCGTTGTTTTAGGAATAGGTTTACTTTTTTTTCTCTCAGCCACCTTTACGCATGAAAAGCAGTCATTGATGAAAATGTAGCAGTTGTATAATTAATATATATACCGTCACTAAAAAGCAATCCATTATCCGGAATAGTAATATCTCTAGTTGCAGTAGCAGATGCTACAGATCCTAGTTTAAAAGAACTTGTACCGTTTGGAGAGGTGTTTACAAAATCCACATTTCCTGCCGTTCCAGAGCAAACCAAATTTACTCCTTGTAATCTGGATCTACCTGCAAAAATAACGTCTGCAACTGCTGTGTTAATACCAGCAGAAACATCACCTGCTGGATTACCAACAGCTGTTATTGAAGCTATTACTCTAAAATATTTAGAGCCAGTAGCTGTGCCTGCATTGGCACCTGTAATGGATTCTGTTTGAGAGTCTCCATTAACATCAGTACCTACTACAGTAAATGATTTAGCTGCATCATTACCAGCAGAAAGAATAGTTACAATCCTTCCACCAACATTGGTAACAGAGCCTCCGTCAGCTAACGCACCACCTATAGTAAGTGCTGCATTATTTCCTACGGCTGCTGCTGCTGATATTCCATCTGCATCTAAAGCTTGAGCGTCAGCAATTATAAACCTACCCTGTACGTCTGAGCCAGTTAATCTACCTGCCATAATTTACTCCTATTAAGATATTGTAGCGATTGGAGTTGATAGAGCAGTAGTCATCCACTTAGAGTTTGTTCCATCATCTGAAACACAAGTCATAGAAACTCTAGCGTTTAAAACCGTTGCTGCTACTAATGTTAAAGTATCTCCTGCTACATCACTTACTGCGTTAGCTGCTGTTCCTGCAACTAAAGAAAGCATTCCTTGAAATGCTGATACAGCAGAACCTGGAAGAACAATAGTAGTAGTTTTACCACTAGCTACAGCTACAGTTAGTTGAAATTCATAATGAACTCCTACATTTGCTGTAGATACAGTAGGTAAAGTAATTACATTATTATTTGTGCCGTCAATTAAAAACAAAGTTCCTGATTGAGCTGCTGTTATAGCTTCTGATTTAGCAGCAGTAGCATTAAAAGTTGTATTAATTACTTTCTTACCTAATATGGTACTTGTAGTAGAAATAGCACCATCAGATGCGATTGAACCTACGTCAGTAATATTTCCACTTGCATCTAGATCAAAATTAGTTGTAATTGCACCTGTTGATGCTGCTACTGTAATTTGTTCAAAACCACCTTCGGACCTAACTGGCCCACTGAATGTTGAATTTGCCATAATTTCCTCCCGGAAATAAGTTCTATTGTCTTGGCTTGTCTGCTAGGTCAGTCGATAGAACAAGTTAATATATTCCTAGTTATTAAAGTTTACTACGAGGCTTGTATCAAAGCAACAAAAAAAAGGGAGCCGAAGCCCCCTTAGTAATTGTAGTTGAGTTAGAAACGCTACAATATCGTTCCTTTAAGCTCCTTGAGAACCGTAAACGGCTCTAAAGTTAGAATATCCAAAGCTGTAACGCTCTCTAGCTTTGTATCTCATATTCCCAGTATCAAAATCACCCTCTAATGCAGTTTGCATTGGAGATCTTTCGAAATACTTAAATCCATCAGGACAATCTGTTTTCAAGAAGAAAGCATCTGTATCTGTTAGATAATGGTTTACGACATAGCCGTTAGGCAGCATACCCATATTCTTAATTGCGTTAAGGTCATTGTCAGAACTACCAACTCTACCAGGAGTTTGTAATAATCTGTCAGCAACAAATTGCAATTGAGGTGGAATAATTAACTTCATTCCTCTTAGTGCCACATTAAGACCTCTATCATCCGAGAATGTAGAAATATTAATTAATGCATCTTCAAGAGAAGTTTCATTAAGATCCGCCATAGTGGTTGCTCTATTCGCTAAAGTACCACCGCCACCAAGAGGGTGCGAGGTATTAATTAAAGATACACCATCACCGCCAGTAGTAGAGAACGCATTGTTCAGTACTGATGCAGCTTTGATTTGCTTAGTATT